AGGCGTTCGTGCCGCCCGAGTGGTGCGAGGAACTGTTCTATCGCGACGAGGGCGACGGGCCGGGCTCGAAACTCAAAGAAAAGCTCACGCGGGGTTTGCGGCGCGCCAGGCGCCTGCGGCCCGGCCTCAAGGGCTTCATCGTCCCGGCACCGGGACAGGGTCAGGATTTCAACGACGCGGCAATGGCCATGGCGGCTGAGATCGGCTCCGGTCGTGATCTCGCCGGCGGCGCATATGGGGCAGGGATTTGAGCGGCAAGAATATAATAAAGGGGCAGCTCGAGCAGGCCGAGCCAGTCGAGGACGACGGGTTCGGTCTCTATGGCAACGCAGCCAATGACCAACCGCCCGATGACGAGGATTCTCCCTCCGATTTCGGCGACGATGGCAGCAATGAGCGCGGCCATGAACTCGGCATGCTCACGCCCGAGGAGATGGACAATCTGCGTATTTGCGCCGAACTCGATCAGAACGATCGCGACAACGGCCGCCGGCTCATCATCTGGTACGGTCTTGACCTGGCCTATGTGCCCGGCATGGGGTGGCTGTTGTTCAGGGGTAGCCATTGGGAGCGCGACGAAGCCGATCTGGCGGTGCGCCTCAAGGCCCAGGACCTGGTGGACTGGATCAAACGCGAAGTGTGGTTCATCGAGCCGACGCACGGCGTCCGCCGGTTGATCGCGCTTGCCGACAAGATCGCCCTCAAATCCGCCATCGATCGCACGGGCGAGGAGGTCGATGTCCTCAACAAATCCCTAGAGGCCCGAAAGGCCTTGAGCAAGAAGCGAAGCGCCCGCCGCACCTTCGGGGTGTCGTCGGGCAATGCAGGAAAGACAGATTCGATGCTCAAACAGGCGGCCAGCCGCAAGGCGACCAATCCAGAACTGCTCGACAAGGACAAGAAACTGTTCAACGTCCAGAACGGAACGCTGAAGTTTTCTCGCGTCGAGGACGAGGAATCAGACCCTGACGATCCCCGTTATATCGGGCAGTGCGAACTGGTCGAGCATGACCGGGGCCATATGATCACCAAGACGGCCGACGTGACATTCGATCCCAATGCCGAGTGCCCGCGATGGCTCGAATTCCTTGAACAGATGCAGCCGGATGCGGATATCCGGACCTTCCTGCAGGTCAGCCATGGCTTTGCGCTGCTGGTCGGCGGCAATGATGCCCAGAAGCTGTTTTACCACTATGGTGGTGGCGCCAACGGCAAATCGGTGTTCATCGAGACCATCGGCCGGATGGCCGGGCCGTATCGCGCCGTTGTCGATCCCGCCACAATCACTGGCGATTCCCAGCGAGATGGTTCGAAGGCAAATTCAGACGTGGCACGCCTGGTCTCAACCCGGCTGGCGACGATCGAGGAGCTGCCGCGCGACGTGCCGCTCAAGGAAAACCTCATCAAGGCCCTGACGGGCGGCACACGCATGGTGGCGCGTTTCCTGCAAAAGGAAATCTTTGAATTTGATCCCGAGTTCGTCGCCGTGATGAGCGGCAACGATATGCCGACGGTCTCGGGTACCGATTACGGCATCTGGCGACGCCTGTTGATCATCCACTGGGCGGTGACCATACCGCCTGAAAAGCAACGGCCGTTTGGGGAGATGCTGGCCATGTTCGATGATGAGCGATCGGGCATCCTCAATTGGCTGATCGAAGGGGTTAAGCTCTACCTGGCGAATGGCCTGACGCCATACATCCCACTGGCCGTGACCGACTTCACCGATGACTATCGCGAGGAACGCGATCCCGTCGGCACCTTCGCCGCCGCGTGCCTGGCGGCAAAGCCGGGCAACAAGATCAACGCCGGCGACATGCATGCCCAGTACGAAAAATGGTGTCACGCCAATGGCATCAAGCCTTACCAGCAGACAGCGTTCGGCCGGCGCATGAACTCGCTGGGTTTCAAGAAAAAGCGCGGCAGTCATGTCTTCTATCTCGACGTCATCTTCGCCAATCTGACCGATAAATTCGATCCTCGCGACGACGAACGCCCCGAGCCGCCATTGCCCGAGGCCTGACGCCTGACGGCCGACAGACCGGCGTCCAACCCGCCGCTTTGCCGCCGCCCCACACCCCCCTCACAAGATAAGAGCGGAGTCACAACTGTCACCCGCGCTGCCGCGCGGCGACATGACAGTTGTGACAGTTTTCGACAGATTGAATGCAACTGTCGGCCCTTAAATTCAATAGCAAAAACAGCATGTTACGCAAATATCGTGACGGTTGTGACAGTTCCCATCGCGTATATTAGCTGTGAGGGGGTCCGGGTGGCCCATGGCTGTCGCCGAGAATAATTTGAGCCTTATATGCACGGCAAACTGTCACGACCGTCACAACCGTCATAACCCATTGAACCCTCGCCTTTTTCTGTCTCCGACAGTTTCTTTCAACTGTCACAACCCTCATGAGGGGAACGAGAGTGAGTAAAAGCAGAGAAAAGATGGATATTGAAAGGCTGGTGACCTGGGCTTTGCTCGATCAGGGGCTGGGCTGGTCGAGCGGGCAGAGTTCGGGCGGCAATCTGATGACGCTGGGCACGCGGATCGATACGTCCGGGTTTTCGGTTCCCTCGATCTCACTGCAAAGCGATGACGATGCTCTGATCGTCAGGGCCGCCATCGATGCGATGGCAGCCGACGTGGCCGAACTCATCATTCGATATGGCCGGATTGGCGACCAGCCCGATTGGTGCGAGGAGGGGGTGGGCGATTACGAGCAGAAGCGCTCGGCCAATGGCAAACTCGCCTGGATTTACGAAAAGCCGGGCGATCGGCGGTCGCCCAAACAGCCGGTGATGCAATTTGTGGGCTGGCGAAAAGAGCAGGTCGATTATTTCCGCGCCACATATCGGCTTTGGTGGGTCGGGCTCGCCGATATGGTGCCGGTGCTCAATGATCGAATGGCCACCCATGAAGCGACCGGGCCGAAAGCGCCTTTCGAGCCGTGGCTAAAGGAAAAGCCGGTGATCCACACGCCCGATGGCCCTTTGGAGCCAAAAGAACGCCGGCTGGTGCGCACGAGCCGGGAATACATCGAAATCGATGGAAAACTGGTTCGCCGCTTCTGACGGCAATCGAGGGGGATTGACTGTCACTGGGAATTTGACAATGTTCGGGACAACACATTAGGACTGATTCCGACCCGCCAGCGAAAGCCCGGCGGGTTTTGTCGTTTAGGGGTTCGCCATGCAGGCCATGGAAATCCAATGGCGCGACATCGAGAACCTGCGCAGGTTCGAACGCGCGGCCCGCATGGTGGGAAGCCAGTTCGAATTTGCCAACGCCTCGCGGCGTGTGGTCAACCGCACTGGTGATATGGCCCGGACACAAGTTGTGCGGACGCTCTCGCGCCAAACGGGTTTGAAGCAAAAGATCGTGCGCAGCGCGGTTAAACCCCATCGGGCCAACTATGACCGCATCGCCTATGTCATGCGGGCGCGTGGTGGGGACATCTCGCTCAAATATTTCAAACCGCGCGAGACGCGTAAGGGTGTGAGTGCCGCGCCATTCGGAAAGCGCACGGTATTTTCGTCCAGCTTCATGCGGGGCGGGCGTTTTCCCAACCGCGTGCCGGCCCCGCGCTTTCATGGGCATGTGTTCGAACGCGATGGACGTGAACGTACGCCGGTCACCAAGCTCAAGTCCGGTGTCATCATCCCGGTTGAGATGGTGCAGGGCGAAACCGCCAAGGCATTCGAGGCTTCGGTGCGCAAAGTACTTCCGCGCCGCTTCGCTCATGAGATCAATCGGCTGACCGGCGGCGCTTTCGCCTGATCGGCGGCGGTTTTCAGGCCCGATCGGCGGCGGTTTGGCGCTGTGGCGGGTCTGCAACACTTTTAGGGACCGTATTTTCCCTTTTCAGCCTGCGGTGCGGAAGCGGCCCGGGTTTCTGTCAGTTTTTCAGGTGCGAGCGAACGGTTGTCAGGGTTGTCAGAATGGCTACTGGCGTTGACAGCATGGTTGTCATGTACAGCCCGGGAGAGATTGCCGCGCGGGATGGGGTTTCCAAGCAGGCGGTGAGCAAAACGCTCTCGAAGCTCCTGCGCGATCACGACGATATCCCGGTCGAGCGTGATGCGCGGAACCGGGTGATCAAGGTGAGCCTGGCTCACTACGATCATCACCGGGGCTTTTTTGGAAACGCAGCCCAGGCGCAAGCGCCGAGGGGTGCAGACGATGATGGGCCGGAACAGCCTCGGCAAAGGGAATCCCGCGACGAAGCTCTGCGGCAACAGGCATGGCTCAATCTGCAGCGTGAAAAGCTGCGCCATGCGGAAGAGCAGGGGAGCCTCGTGCGCGCCGACAAACTGGCCGACGCGCTGGCGCAGGCGGGACGGACGATCCAGAGCGAGGTGAACCGGCTGCAAAACAGGGCAGACGATATCGCGCTGGCGGTTTCCAAGGAGGGGACGAGCGGGGCGCGGATGGAACTGCGCAAGATCGCCCAGGAGATCAACACACGGATCGCTGACACGCTGGCGGTGATAGCCGAGGCCTCGCCTGAAACCGATGAGGTCATCGCGGGAGCGGACGAATGAACTTTCATCCCGGCGCGGCGCGACTGGTTGCCGAACGGCTTAGCGCCGCGACCCGCCCCGTGCCACCCACGCCGTTCCGGGAATGGTTGCCTGCAAATATTGTTCTGGTCGATGGCCCCAAGAAGGGAGAATTCTGGAGCGAGCACGACGCTCCCTATCTCGGGCCGATCGCCGACGTCCTCGATGTTGATCATCCGGCCAATCTGGTATCGATCCGCAAGTCGCAACAGACGGGCGTTTCGATCCTCGCGCTGGCCTGGTCGCTCTATCTGGCCGAAACGGCTCCCGACAATATTTTGTATGCCGTACCCGGCATCGACGCGCTGCAGGACGTCAACGGCAAGAAGCTGCAGCCGATGATCGACGCCTGGCAGCGTGAATCGAAAAAGCGGATCATCCTGCCCAACGTTTCGCGTTCGGGAAGCGGATCGACGACATACGAAAAACGATTTGCCGGTGGCTCGTTGAGCCTGGCCAATACCAATTCGGTGATGGACCTGTCGGGGGATACGGCTCGGTATGGGGTCAAGGACGAGGTCTCCAAATGGGGCAACAGCCCCAATGGCGACGATCCGGAAGTCCTGTTCTTTGGCCGTTTTACGGCTTTTCGCCGATTAAAGCTCTGGAAAATCCTCGAGCTGTCGACGCCGGAACTTGATAGCGGCGATCCAATGGGGGACGAGCCCGGCCATTGTCGGATCGACCGGAGCTTTCGCCGGAGCGATCAGCGGTTCTGGAACATTTCCTGCCCGGAGTGTCAGACGCCGTTTTTCCAAAGCATGGACGGGTTCGTTCTCGACAGGGCACACCCGCACAAGTCCAGCTATGAATGTCCCCATTGCGGGCACCATATCAGCGAGATGGAGCGCGTGCCGGCAGTCAGGGCTGGGCGGTTCATTCCGACGGCGGAAGGCGAAGCGCGGCACCCGGGTTTTCACGTCGACGCGTTCATCTCGCTCATGATGAGCTATGAGGCGATCGCAGAGGACTGGCTCGAGCAGCAAAAACACGGCGAAGAGGGCGCCAAGAACTTCACCAATCTGGTGGGCGGGCTGCCCTATGCCATGAAGGGCGACGCGCCGGACCACAAGCGGCTCTACGAGCGACGGGAAACCTATCCGCAAGAGATCGTTCCGGCCCCGGGCTTAATCTTCGTGGCCGGCGCCGACGTCCACCATGACAATATCATGGTCGAGGCTGTGGCCTTTGCCGAGGATCGCCAGAGTTGGTCGGTAACGATCGCCTATCTCGACGGGCCGACTGACAATATCAACGCCGGTGCATGGCTCAAACTCGATGCTTTCCTGACCAAGGCGTTCAAAGACGCCTACGACCAGGACCGCCACATCGAGGCGATGGCCGTGGACTCCGGCGACGGGCTGCGCGCCAACCAGGTTTACAGCTGGTGCGCGACCCGGACATCGGCCTATGCGATCAAGGGTATGCAGGGGCGGGGCGTGCCGGCCATCGGTACGCCTGCGAAGGTCTCGATCAAGAAAAACGGCAAGCGGGTTCGTATCGGCAGCGCCAAGGTTTGGCCAGTCGGCACCTGGGCGCTCAAGGGCGAACTCATGTCGAACCTGCACAAGCTGGGGGTGCATTCGGGCGAGCCTGCCGATCCCCCGGGGTTCTGCCATTTTGGCCAGTTCCATGACGAGGCTTACTTCAAGCAGATCACCGCAGAATATTTCGAGCGGAAATTGGTCAAGGGAAAGCTGCGCGAGGGCTGGGAAAAGGTCCGCCGTGACAATCACTGGCTCGACGTCCGGGTCTACGCAATGGCCATGGCCGAGCTGCTAGGCATGTCGAAGCTGACCAGCGATGGCTGGGCGCAGTTGCGGGCCCGGATCGTGCCGAGTCAGCCTGTCGATCTGCTTTCCTCGCTCACCGAGACCATCGCCGCCATTAGTGCCGACGCCCCGCCGCCTGCACCTTCTAGCGAGAGTGTCGCCGAAAAGCGCAAGAAATGGAGACGGAGGTCATGAAGGTGCCGAGGGTCGGCCGGATGAAACCGGCAAATTTGCCGGTTTCTGCCGCGACGCCGGCGGATGCAACGCTTGCACCCCAGCGGGCCCGCGCCGGCTATCTGCGCGACACCCGCTCGGGCGTTTTCATGACCCGCCCGTCGGCACTGCGCGAAAGCAGAGATGACATCAGGGTCGCATGGCGCCGCTCGGCGTCTCTGGCGCTGGACATTATCCAGAACTCGGGCCGTCTGCGCGGTGTTGCCGACCAGGTCATCGCCGACACAGTGGGTAGCGAACTGACGCTGAACTATCGGCCAGACCCCGACGTTATGAGGCGGCTGGGCTACAGCGAGAAGGAACAGAGCGCCTGGATCAAGCTGGTCAAACAGCGCTGGAAGCGCTGGGCATGGAACCCACGTGAGTGCGATTTGCGGGGGAAATTCACCGTCCCGCAAATGGTCGATATCGGGTTGCGCTGGAACATGGCGTTCGGCGAGGTCACCGGCGTCATCACCTATATGAGCCGCGCCAAGCGCGCCCGCCTCGGGATAACGACCGGGACTAAGGTATGCCTCGTTCCGCCAATGCGCCTGGTACAGGATACATCGTCCATGGAGAAGCTGTTTCAGGGGGTCTATCACGATGACGACGGCCGCCCCACGGGCTATTTGTTCGAGGAACGCGATACCGGGTTTGTCACGAAACGACGCTGGCCGGCACGAGATGCCAAGGGCAGGCCGATTGTCATGCACATTTTTGATCCCGTGGATGCGACGGATGTGCGCGGGATATCGGTAATGGCGGCGGCATTCCGCAAGCATATCCAGCATGAAATGCTCGACGATGCCACGCTGCAGACGGCGATCCTGCAGACCCTGTTTGCGGCCACCCTGACCAGTGGCGCACCCACGGCAGAAGCATTTGAGGCCATCGAAGCGATGCGTGAGGGGAATTCTGCCGACGGAAAAGCCGTTGCCGAGGATTTCTACGGGCTGATTGGCGCCCAGCTCGAAGCGGCGCGGGAGGGCACGATATCGTTGTCCGGTGATCCGCAGGTCAGTCACCTCGCGCCGGGCGAGAAACTCGAAATGCACGGCGCCAACACGCCGGGCGGGCAGTATCAGCCGTTTTCCAATGCCTTAGGCCGGGACATGGCGCGCGCCATCGGGATCACCTATGGCGGCCTGACGATGGATCATAGCGGCGCCACATATTCGAGTGTCCGGATGGAGAATTCTTCGATCTGGCCCGTCGTCGTGCGGCGGCGTGAGCGGATTGCGGCCCCGCAGGAGCAGATGATTTTCGAGTCCTGGCTCGATGAAGAGATTGGCGAGGGACGGGTGCCGTTCAAAGGTGGGTACAGGGCCTTTGCCGCCAACCGGGAGGCACTCTACTGGGCACAATGGCAAGGCCCCAGCAAGCCGACCGCTGACGATGGCAAGAGTGCCAAGGCCAGCACGGAAAGGCTGCAGAACGGA